GATGTTCCAGTTCCAGGTAGCGCATGACAACTCCTCCTTGTACTTACTTTTGCCATGCTCATATTGCTTTTGCAACCCTTTTACCCCCAACTGGCACACTCCCACACATTCATGCAGGAGGTCTATTAAGTTGCGTCCCTAGATCGACCACGACCCGAGCTGATTTCTCCCTGGTTGCCCACTCGTAGCTGGATATTGGATCGGTCTTCTCTCGTTCCCGCTCGTAATAGGCGCGTAACGGCACATAGACCTGCTGCAAGCCAAAGGCGGCTACCCCTAACAGTGGCTCCTCAATTTGCTTCTGGAGCCAACTGGCATACTCCTGCCAAGCCTGCTCCTGCTCAGTTGCTTTGGTAAAGGGAGTATCTACCTGCTTGAGACACTCGTAGTCCTTGGATCTTTTGCGCCACTCGTTGTTTAGGGCAAAGACAAAATAGGTGGGCAGCCTCTGGGCGATCGCGGTTGCCTGGGATAATTCTTCGACGAACCCCCCGAGCCATTGCTCCAGGGGATGGGCGATCGCAGTGAGCAGAGGGAAGGATTGGGGGTGATTGAAGAACTTCCGGTCAATCGTCAGTTCCAAGTTTTCCAGGGACCAATCCAACTGATCACAAAAACCATCCAGGTCGGGCGGCTGCTTAACCATCAGGATTTTGTTGTCTGTCACCAGGTCGGCGATCGCCTGGTTAATGGAACGGTAGATCAGCAACCAGGCAATTTGACCCGGATCATTCTCTAAACCCAGGGCAACGGTGGCATCCACAACATCGCCTGCCACTCCCGTCCAATTACCCGTGGCGGTGTTGATGGCTCCCTTACCGAGGGCTTTGAACAGGTCTTTGAAATTTGCCTTGAGGGGCTTATTCCAGACCGAAACAGGCTTCTTGACCGTCAGTTCCGATCCACTATTCATGATGGATGCCTTGGTGATGTTAAAAGACTGCGACAGAGAAATCTGGATCAGTCTTAACTCAAGTCAGGGCATTTATGCCAGATTGGGTCAAATTGTTTTACTACCGTTTTGCCGCCGGAATTCTACGCCACTGCTGCACCGCGGCCAGATTGATTTTGATGCAACGGTAGGCGGAACCACCCCGCCGATCGTCGATCCAATGCACCCCTTCCTGCCACTCCAGGTCTTTAATGCGCCGCAGTATGGACGAACGGCTGTAGCCTCTACCTAACCGTTTTGCGGCTTCGTTGATGGTTACCAGTTCGTCATTCATCGGTCGTCGGTTACTCCCTGCTTAGTCACGGCAAACGCCCAATCCCGGCGGTTGGACAACAACCACTCCACCTGGTCATGCCATCCCTCTAGCCAGAGTTGCTGCAACTTGGCAAACACCCAGGCGCGATCGCCCTGGAGGAGTGCCTGGTCGATCGCTAACTCCACACTCATGAGGTCAGGAGGGAGGGAAGAGGGGGGAGGGGGGGAAAGGAGGGGAGTGTTTCTGTGCTGGCGTTTGGCGGCGTTGGCGGTGAAGCCACGGCGGAGGGCGGCAACAAAGAAACCACCGGGGTTTTTGACCTTGCCTAAGCGACGTTGCTCCTGGAGGGCGGATAGGGCGTTTTCCACAGCGCGACAGGTGGCGGCAGGGCTTTCGCTGTTTTGTTGCAGGTCAGCCAAGGCTGTTTGAATTGTTTTGTTGACCCGGATGCCGGACTCTTCGATGAGCTGGGTGATGGACATAGTAGGACTGGCGGTTGTACCAGGGTCTTCCCTGTCAATGCCCGGATCAACAGGGTGGGGGGTGGGTGTTGTACCAATTGTTTGTTCTTTAAAGTTTATTGTTCTGTTATTGGTACATTGCTTCGCATCCGTGGGAACTCCCGTAAGCCCCTTCTCTACAGGTCTTTTGGGATTTTTGTCGGATTGGACAACTGGATCACTTTGTCGTCCTTTGGATCGTTTGATCCCATTGCCGACAATTTGATCCGGATGCGGACTTTGGGATCTTTTTGTCCGCAAATGGATCTCTTTACCCGTAGAATTTTGACGTGAACGGGTTGTAACTGTTGTGTTTCTAGCCTTCCAGTGTTTTATCTCGAAATCAAACAGGTCGCAATCTTGCAGGCGTTGGGCAGCGCGTTGGACCGTGCGGGGGTCGCAGCCTAATTCCTGGGCAATCTCGGCGGGGGTGGGGATGTCTATCCAGCGGTTGCCGTAGGGGTCGCGTTCATAAAGGTAGAGCCACAGTTCGTACTGCACACCGGAGAGCTTGCGATCGCGGACGTAGCGAACCAGAGAACAGGGGATGACGATAACGGGTTCCTTCTCCGGCTGCTTAGATACTTCTGTAACAAACTTATGCTGTCCGGCGGCTGGCGGTTGGTCGTTTGTTTCTGTCATGATGCAGATGCTTTTATCTCTCCCTGCCCGGTCGGCGGGGTTTTTTGTTAATGGGCGCTGGCTGTCAGATGCGCCTGTAGGGCTGCTTCTATCAGGTCTGAGAGGGTTACCCCCTCTGCGACTGCAACTAACTGGGCTTTGCGCTTGAGGCTGGGTTTGATGCGGATCGTGGCGTTCTGCCGCGCTTCGGAAGACGGGTCGTTTGGCGTATTCGATGCAAGCCGTTTGGCTCTTTTCCTGGGTTGGGTCTTTGCGGGCATAGTCTTTCTGCTGGGTGCATCTCCGGGTTCGTTAATCGGCATGTCGGTCGAATCGATTGATCGATACATCAATCATATTAATCGACAAACAATTATTTGAATATGTGAGACCCGATTTGTTTCAGAATCAATTCAACTCAAGATGAGTCTTTGACTCGTCTTGAGTTAAGGAAATCCGTCCTCTGTCCGGGAAAAGGAATGGATGAAGTCGCTCTAAATCGCCTTGCAAAAGCCGTCCAAGACTTGCGGGGTGATTCTTCCCAGCGGGAGCTAGCCTCAAAGCTGGGAGTTGCACAATCGACGGTGCAGAGTTGGGAGAACGGGAAAAACGTTCCCAACCTGGAGAACGTGGAAAAGCTGGCAGCAATGCGGGGTCAGCTACCTGAGGAATTTGTCGCCTATCTGTACGGGCGGGAAGTGGGGTCGTCGCTGCCCATCGAAGAACAAATCAAGGGCATGAGCCTGAGGGGATTGGCGCGGGTGAATCGGGCGATCGCGGAACGCCTGGGGGGTGGGGAGGGGGAGGGTTAAGCCTGTGGTTGGTGTTGCCTGGGGAGGGGGGAGGTAGGGAAACCTAAAACCTCAGTTTCTTGCAGTCGCGATCGGGGTTGAGGGTGGAGCCAAAAGGAAGCCTGGTCTGACAGAGTTGGGCTGCTCCTAATTGATCATCATTCCAGCTATTAACTTTAATGAGATTGGCTCCTTTGAGGATCGCTCCTTGCAGACTGGCTCCTTTGAGGACCGCCCCTTGCAGATTTGCGCCCAAAAGAAATGCTCGTTGCAGGTTGGCTCCACCAAGGTATGCCCCCTGGAGATTGGTTTTTACGAGATTTACTTCTTGTAGATTAGCTTTACTGAAGCTGCCCCGTTGGAGATTGGATGCATCGAGGGTTGCTTCTTGGAGATTGGCTCCGTCGAGGTTTGCCCCTTGCAACTTTACTGAATTGAGGTTTACTCCTTGCAGATTAGCCCCACCAAGGTTTGCCCCTTGCAACTTGGCTAGATTGAGAACCGCCCCTTGAAGGTTTGCTTGATAGAGAGTTGCCCCTTGCAGGTTGGCTCGACGAAGCTTTGCGCGTTGCAGATTGGTTTTATTTAGGTTTGCGCCTTGCAGATCGGCTTTATCGAGGGTTGCACGTTGCAGATCGGCTTCAAAGAGGAATGCCCCTTGCAGATTAGCACCCAGTAAATTGAGAGGTTCTGTTTTAGAGTCCCGAACAACAATGCGTCTGCCAATCACAGTCAGGGCGGACTGAACATCGGTCGGCGGGGGTGGGAGTCGCAACGGATCGTTGATGGGTTTTGATTGAACTGATGTCTCGGTGGTACTGGGCTGGCGATTGGGAGCGCGTTCGCGGACAAAGGCGGTTAGTACTTCCATCACCGACCAGTGGTCTCTGGGGGAATCTCTGGCTATGCGTTCTAAGGCAAAAACGCCGCCGACGCGAACTGACATCTCCTTGCTACCCAGCTGCTCGATGGACTTGGAGAAACGTTCAGTGATCAGGCGTTCTTGTCCCTGGTAATAGTTGATGATTAACCCGATTCCGGCTAGGGCGGTAGCGGCTAAACCGAGGGCGGCTATCCCCGCCTTAATCACATCTAGAGCAGCACTCTGGGTTTCGACTTGGAGGGCTAACTGGAGGAGTTGACGAGTTCTCCAGATGGGCGACCGCTCTCGTTTTAGAGCCTCGATCGCAGCGTTCCAATTTTCCTCCGGGGTGCCCTGTCTGCCCCGCTGTTCCCAGATTTCGTAAGCCCTGGCTTGAAGCTGTTGCTCCCGCGTTTGTGCCTGGATTTGTTTTCTAATTACGGGAAGTAATTTAGTTTGGGCTGGCTTTCTCCTAAACAGCATCCGTGGGTAAATGTTCTCGGTGCGAATGGTATAGCAGGTACATAGTTGATGATGCGTTAGGGTTTTGATGGAGGCGGGGCAACCAGCCGTTTATCCGTGGGGGAATAGGGCAAAGCTATTTGTTGGACGCGGTCAGGTTGGTGGGTTACGGCTACTCATCCAATCGGCGACCTGATTGCGGAGGCTTTCAATGTTGCCCGTCAGTTGGGCAATATCTTCGCGGTTGAGGGAGATCGCCTGGGCGGTTTGCTCCAGGATGGCTTCAATCCGGTTGAACCGCTCCTGGCTGACTTCCTGCTGCTGCTCCTGTTGTTGGGCAAGGCGTTCTAAAATAGCTTCTACCCGCGCCATGCGGGTTTCGTGTTCCGCCTGCCATTGCCCCTGGCGGCTGATGGCAGATTGGTGAGCCGTGACAACCTGGGTCAGTTCCTCTGTATTCATGGGTGAATCTCCTAAGTGTTGGACAGTATAACCTACGAAAGCAGGCTCCACGGCAGTATTTGGACAGGTTCTGGGTAAGGCTTGCCAGCGCTTGATAGCTTTAACCTGGGCGGTTGAATTTGAACCAAGCAGGACTGATGCAATTGAAATATCTAGATCCTCCCTAGCCCTCCTTGAAAAGGCTACCTTGTACACATAAGTCTTGCTTTGGCTTGAACGGTTGGAGCACAAGCTCTTGGCTTGGGTGGCAGCCCCCCTTTCCCAAAGCACTTGCAGCGGCAAAGCGTCGCTGCAAATGCTTTGCCCCCCGATGTGGTGGACGACTGCTTCCCCCACACCCCCTCCAGAAGGTTCTCATGCTTGGGTGCAAGAGATGAACGAATATCGCCGTTGAGCGTCTGTACGAGCACCTTTGCAATTAAAGACAACACCTTTCGGGGGGTGTGGGGGAGTTAGGACCCCACATAGCGGGGGACTGGGGGACTTCCCCCAGCGTCAGGGTTGAAGCGGAGCCGAGATGTGTGTACACCGTAGCCTTGAGAAGGGGGAACGGTGAAAGTCTTCTTTGCAAGGGGTTGGGGGATCGGCTGTGTAAGTTCTATCAAAATTATTGCGCTTGACAGTTGGGGCTGATCCGGACCGGGCAGGGACAGAAATTTTGATGCTTTAAAAAAAGGCTCTGTCCCTGCCAGCAGTCAGGCTTCTGTGTGGAGGTGGCAGGAACCGGAGGCGGGCATGGGTGGGTGGAAGTCCCTGGGATTGCCGTAGCCGTCCCAGTCGGGCACCCGCCGCCCGCTGCACACGCCCCACTCCTGGCTATTTGGTAGGGGCTGCCAGTGCTGACAGGTGTTGCAACGGTGCAACCGCAGGAAGCGATCAAAGTTGCACATCAGAGCGGCACCTCCTGAAGGAAGAGGTGGCACTTGGCAGCGTAGGTGCGGGGCATCTGGAACAGGTCGGCGGCGGCGCGCACTTCACAGAACCCAGGAAGCTGTTTCCCGGCAACGGTGCGGATGTTGCGCCAGTTAACGCACTGGTCGCAGGAGGGGGGTGGGGTGTTGGTGAGCAATTCCTGAGTGGGGAAGCTGGCGGTATCATCAGCGAGAATGGAAGAGTCCATCGTGTTTCTCCTAAGTACGGATGGGCAGCCTGCCGTTGGTGTGGAAACTGTGCGGCAGGTTTTTAATTGAGCAGGGGTATTTTTCTTCAGATAAAAAATGGGGGACGGCTGCGCCGCCAGCCCCGGCAAAGAAAAACAAACCGGAAAAGAAAAAGAAACGCCCATTTCCAGTGCCGTAGTACCGGAGCGGAGACAAGGGGAGCGGAACGGAGTGGAGCGAAATGCAATGTCCCTTGTCGGAGTGAGGAACACAGGCACAATGGGCGGCTTCTTTTTCTCGGTTTGGCTTTTCGCCGGGGCTATAAACAAACGCGAAGCAACGTTATAGAAATTGAAATAGTCCTGAGTCCGAGAGTCTGCTAGTTCCCAAGTGCCTCCCCTGGAATGCGCGGTGTGCTGCAAGCGTCACTGCGCCATCAGAAGACCCCGGCTGCAAGCGGGGGACATTCCCAACTTCTGCCAGTTCCCAACTGCCTTCGGTCAATCCCTCAGGCGCGAACGTCGAACGCTCCCCCGTCGCTGTCAGCCGCCTACGTCGCAACAAAAAAAGCGGAACGGACCGCAGCCCGCCCTGCAGAAAACCGCTAACCCCGGAACCGGAAAGACCGGGAACCAGGAGCCAACGGGAGCGAAGAAGCCAACCAGCGAGCGAAACGCGCCTCACACTGGAAAGCAAACCAACAACGACCCGAAGCCACACAGGAACCGACACGCACACCGCGCACACCAGACCGCTGCAACCAGAAAAGCACCTCGCCAAACTCGGCAGGGTCAATGCCCGTCAATGCCCAACGGTCAACGCTGACACACCGACCAAACGCCAACCCATCAACCGAAAAAGAACCAAAGCGAAACATGGCAAAACGCCCCTAAAAGCGCAACAACCCAGGGTTATTCGGCAGTGTCAAGGGTGCGCTTGCGTGGTTGCCGCTGTCGCTGCCGTGGTCGCTGTGGCGCACTTGCAGAGGTGCGGTGGTGAAATAGGTTTCATTCCGAGAGTCCCGCACCGTCGCCCTTGACGCGCCGAACACAATGAAAAAGCCTGCGCTGCGTAGGGCATTAAGCCGCTACTAAGGTTGAAGCGACCCCTTGCGGGTATCTCTTCGAGATCGGGTCTAAATCCGAGAGTTCGCCCGGTGGAAAGTGCCTGTGGTGGAAGAGTTGAGTTCCCCCACTCGGGGGGTTAGGGGGGTGGGGAAGCAATGCACCAGCGCACGTGGGAGCAGGTGCCAACGACGAACGCGAGGGACGAGCAACGCTAAAGCGGGAACCATAGGATCGGCATCAATCAGAAAACCTGGTTATTCAACCCGCAAATGTAAAAGCTTTTTATAATCCAAATAACAAATTTCAGTAACGATCCTTCAATTGGGCTTTTTCTTGGCTGCGGTTTTTCGGCTATATAGCTTTTTAAGTTCACTCCAAATTCACCTGTACCTATCTAACCGAAACCATGCCAAGAAGAAGGGGTCAAACTCAATACGGAGAAGAGAAACGGGCTGCGCTGTTCGCTGGTTTAACTTACTCCGGGTTGCAACAATTGGATTACAAGATTGGACTCTATGATCCGAAACTGAGTCGTAGTGAGTTTTTGGAGCGTTTGGGCAGAGGCACACTGGAGGGCGATCGCCTGGTGGAGATCTTCTGTGATGGGGGTAAATGCAACTGTCGCTTCACAGAATCAATAAACCCTATACCCAAAGTCCCCGAATCCAGACAGGTAAAGGGATAGGGCAGATTTGAATTACCTTAATTCACCTGTCCTATGTTGGCGTTTGAAAAATTCCTGTCCTACGTTGGACCAACCCTAGCGCTGGCTACCTTCTTCTGGGCGTTTCTGGGCTGGTTGAAAAATACTGAGCGCAAGCGCTTTGAAACCGAACGGCAGTTAACCCACGCCCTCAATAACTTCGCCTCCCTGAAGGATGCCTTTGAGGTATTGCAGGAGGAGATCTCCCAGCTAACGATCGAGATCGTCCAAATCAAAACCCTGGTGAATGTTCACTTTGCCAACTCCCAATCTGGCGACCACTCGATCGGGAGGCGCAGAGTATGACCACACTAACCAAAGCTGTTCTCGCTCCTCCCGTTGTTGGTCGTCCCGCTATTCCGATTACGGACAAAGACCTTCGGATTATTGAAGACATGGCAGGTCGGGGTGCGCGGCTGGATGACATTGCGATCGTGGTTGGGGTATCGCCCTCTACCCTGGATCGCTGGCTGGAGTTGGAAGAAGTGCGTTCTGCCTATCAACGGGGTAGAGTCCTCGCTACTGATAGCGTTGCAGACACTCTGTACAAAACTGCCCTCGGCGGCGATGTTACCGCCTGCATCTTCTGGCTAAAGGCACAGGCAGGTTGGAACGATCGCCCCGCTCAGGAAATGCCCACAGGAAACCAGGTGGTGTTTTACATCCCAGATAACGGGAGGTGAGGCAGATGGGGGTGATGGGGGAGTAACGGGTGATGGGGGAGATAGGGGAGTTAGGGAAGTCGCAACATCTTCCTCACCTACCCCACCTTCCTTACCTTCCCCACCATTCACTAACCACTATCCACTATCCACTAATCACTACTCACTCACTAACCCTATGAAGTTCATCACCTTACATCTTCCCGCAGTCCCTACCGCTGATTACCTTCAGCAACTTCTGAATCTGAATCAGAATCAGGAAAACCTACACCTGTCGATCGTGGTGCAAAACCCTTCCCAACTGTCCCCAGTTGTCTCCACTATTTCCAGTTCACAGTAGGGAAACCTAAGTTTGTTCAATCCACTGATGATTCGGGCGATCGGTAACGGTCGCTTTTTTATTGGCATGGCAACCGTTAAAGAGATTCGCCCCCAGGCTGGACCGCAACAGATATTTCTAGAGTCGCCTGCCGATGTGAGAATTTATGGCGGCTCTGCCGGGGGTGGAAAGAGTTGGTCTATCCTGCTGGAGTTTCTTCGGGGTGCCCACATCCCCGAATTTAATGCGGTGTTCTTCCGGCGCACATTCCCCATGATTCGGAATCCGGGGGGGCTATGGGATGCAAGCTGCCAGATCTACCCGTTCCTGGGTGCCAAGCCGAAAGAGTCTTCCCTAACCTGGCAATTCCCCAGCGGCGCGACTGCGGTGATGCGGCACCTAAAGCTGGAAAGCAATGTGTTCGATTGGCAGGGGGCGGAAGTCTGCTACCTCGCTTTCGACGAACTAACCCATTTCACTGAAGCGCAATTCTGGTATATGCTCTCGCGGAACCGCTCAACCTGCGGCATCCGTCCCTACGTCGCTGCAACCTGCAACCCCGATAGTGATAGCTGGGTCAGGGGTGTAATCGATTGGTGGATCGGTGAGGATGGCTTACCCATCCCTGATCGCTCCGGGGCGTTGCGCTACTTCTACCGGGTAGAGGATGAGCTGAGGTGGGCGGATACTCCGGACCAACTGATGGAAACCTACGGGCATCTGTTCACTAATCCCGATGGTTCTATCACTCCCCCGAAAAGTCTTACCTTCATCGCTGCCAGCATCTACGACAATCAAGCGCTGATGCAGAAAGATCCAGGCTATCTGGCGAACCTGATGTCACTACCACTGGTTGATCGGGAGAGGCTATTGGGTGGAAACTGGAACGTTAAAGCTGTGGCGGGTAAGTTGTTTCAGCCTCACTGGTTCTCAATTGTGGAGCTGCACGAAATCCCACCCATGCAGCAACGGGGGCAGATGGTTCGCTTCTGGGATCTGGCGGCTACGGAAAAGCAACTGAGGGGCAATGATCCGGACTGGTCGGTAGGGATTAAAGCCTTTTATATCAACCGCACCTTCTACATCCTCGATGTCGTGATGGGGCAATGGAACCCGGCAGAGGTAGACCGGGCAATCATTACAACCGCTCAACAGGATGGGGCACTGTGCCTGGTGCGGTGGGAACAGGAGAAGGGTTCCGCAGGGCTGCGCGAGTCGCATCGCTTACAGGGGCTTTTAAGGGGCATAGAGGCGATGGGCGTTCCAGTGGAGGGTGACAAGGTTCGACGGTCTAAACCGCTTTCACGGGCGGCTGAGTTTGGCGAGGTGAAACTATTAAGGGCTACCTGGAATCAATCGTTGATTAATGAATTCGTACAATTTCCCGATGGGCTGCATGATGACCAGGTAGACTCTGCAAGTGGAGCCTACAACTGTTTAACAGGTGCGCTTTCCGCTCTGCCTGCGTCGGTTGGAAAGGTGCGGATTTAGGTAGTGGGTCAGGCAGTGCCCCCGTAAGAATTCAAACTATGAGGAACTACTATGGGTCATTGGTACAACCCCAATAGACTGGGCGATCGGGTTGATTATCCCCTACCGGGTTGGTTGCCGTCCGTCTCTACAATCCTCGCCGCAACAATGCCCTACGCCTCGCAGGTGGCACTAAAGAAGGCTGAATCAAAAGATCCCTTTGGTTATAACCAGCGCAAGCGGGAAGGGTCGGATAGGGGCGTTAGTGTGCATGACTGGGTAGCCTCCTACCTGGGCGGCAGTCTTCCGCCTCTGCTGCCGTTAACGCTGCAAGGCTACAAATATCATCTGCTGCCGTTCCTGGATCAACTGCTGCACAACTCAACCAGCGTCTTCCCTGAAATGGTTGTATTCGGTGAGAACTTCGCCGGGACGCTGGACATCGCAGCGCTGGGCAATGGCATCGCCCTCTATGACGTTAAAACCAAAGATGCACCGATCCATCCCGATTCCCTGCATGAAGCCTTTGTACAGTTGGGCGGTTACTGCGATGGGTTTGAACAGACCTACGGCTTTAAGGTCAGTTCGCTGAATGTGGTGGTTGCCTATCCGCGTAGCTGCCTGATTAAAACCCAGATGCCCGATGAATGGCTCCGACGATGGCGTTATCGGTTGGAAGCTTACCAGCGGGAATGATAGGGTATGGACAAGGGTCGCAAGTTTGGGCAGAAGATCAAATACACTCCCGCACAGACAGGGCATTACCGCTCTCAATGGCTGCGCTATATGAAAGCTACTCGCCTGGTGGATCAGGATGGGGGGGTAGAACGGGTGGATGATGACACCTATCATGTCGCCTCGGGACGATCGCCCTATGGCTTCTGGACAGTAACCCGCGTTCCCGTTCCAGATCCAAACCCTGGCGGTGGTGGTGGTTCTGATCCGGGCAACAATGGCGGCGGTGGTGGCAATCCATCCGGCGATCGCTGTCCTGCGGTGGGTGCGGGTGTTGCCTATCTGTGGGCGTTTAGTTCGGTGTTTGTGGATTGGAACTACACCGATCAGGCGGGTATCCCTGGGGGTTTGGTGGGGGGAACGTCTGCCGGGTCTTCCTGGCGGGAGGGCTGGTTAATCCAGGTGAGTGCCTATGACTGGATGCCGGATGAGGAAAACTATCGGGTCTATGTTTGGGAAGCTGTGGGTGGGATAGCCTTTGAACCGGGTCATGCAACCAACCCACCCAAACCGCCCGGTGAGGAACCGTGGGCATTGATTCAAGTGAACGGCAAAACACCCCCTGCCTCCGTTGCCTGGTGCCAGTTATGAATAAACGCTGGGTCTGTAACTGCCCTGACTTCAGCCGCAAACAACCCGCTACGGGTCGCTATATCAGCGAACAGTCCTCGCGGGATTGGTCCCAGAGTAACGCTGGCAGTGGAAATGTGCTGGGGCGGCAGTTGGATTGTAAACATATCAAGGCTGTAAAGGTGCTGCTGGGTGAGCCAATTACCGACGATCCCAACGATGTGAAGGATATGGCGGATTGGAAGGAATACATTCGACAGCAAGCCGTTCGGCAGCGTAGCGATCGCTGGAATCGTCGCGCCCGCCGTCTCGCTCGTCGCAAACGAAACGGTGGAAGAAGTGCTGCGTTTGAACGCTATCAACGCTGGTTGAAACGAATCGAAAACTCTGGTCTGTCCAAAGCTCGTAAGGAAATGGGAAAAGCTAATAGCCAATATCGCAAAGCAAAGCGGAGGGCTGTTAAATCCTATATGGATGGTCTATACAGCGGTTTCAAAACTCGTAAGGGTAGGGCGCGTAGAAACTATGTTGAAGATCTGCGCGATCGCTATGCCTTGGGCGGTTTGCAACCTTACCAGAAAGAAGCAACTAAAAAGTTTCTGGATGGCTACGATCGGCGGCGGCAGAAGCGTTCTGCGACAAAGGGTGTCAATCAAGGGAACAATGCACAGGTTAACCGGGATATACAGGATGCTGGGGGATGAGCTTTTCTATAACTGAACGGGATACCCTGATGGGGCTGCTTGCCTGGAGTTCTGATTCTGAATCAATATCACGATTTCAGACGGCATTAACCCAGGTTGAGGCAAACCCACCCGCAGAAAGTAGGGTGAAGGTTCTGGTGGCTGCGATCGCGGTGATTGATTCGCAGATTGCAACGGCACGAAACACGGTGGGCAGTCCCTATCTGCAATTGCTGTCTGAGGCTCAACGGCTGGTTTACCAGATTGGGAACACTCTAGGGGTAGAGGTGAAACGGAAGGTATACGGTTAAATGTGGTCAGATAATGATTATGAGCGGATCAGAAAGTTCCTTTGTTATCCCGTAACTTCCGCGTCAATGAATCTCATTAGTGGGCGATGTGCCGAGGTGCGATCGATTAGTGGTGGTGCGGTGGCTACGGTTCAGGAATACCTGCGGGAGTTGGAGAAGATTGAATCGCAATTGCGCGAGACTCGCCCCTATGCGGCGGCGGCATCGCACAGCACAGCGGGCGCATCTACAGATTATCTGCCAGGTCGCAGAATGGGAGACTTACGCGATGAGGGTCGGCGTTACGTTGGTCTGGTCGCTACTGCGTTAGGGCTGCGCGTCACCGATGATTACTTCGCTGTCAGTAATCCATCAGTGAGAACCAGAAGAAGTTAGTAGGTTGTTCAAAATCAGGGCTATACCCCAACCATCTAAGGCGATCGCTACCTCGACTATAGCCAGGGGCTATACCCCCCAAACACAAACACCCCCCATCCCCCCCAACTCATACAAAGTTTTTTGGTTCGACTCTTTTTCCTATATAGGGAATCAGAGTAAAAAGGAGAGGGATTGGGTTCCGTTTATTCACCCTGTTGAGAGGGTTTGTTATGTCAGTAGGGCTTCCTAGTTTTCAATGTTCCGCCTATCGTGATCAGGCTCCGCTGTGGGCGTTTCTGGATGACGTGTTCGACGGCTCCGAAGCGTGGTTAGGGAGGGATGAAGCGGGAAACTGCCACATCTCCCCCAAAAGTCGGCTCTACCTCCCACGGGAAGCGGCTGAATCAGATAGCGAATACCTGAACCGTTTGGTTAGCTCACCCTTCTTTGACAAGTTCCGCCAGTCCCTCACCAAGTTTGTGAACATGATTCTGGCGAACGGAATCAAGCAAATCGACATTCCGCCTGTAATCCAGGGGCATCTGGAGAATGTAGACAATCAGGGGGCAACGTTCCGGCGATTCGTTAAAGAGGTGGCGCTGGCGGCGCTGCGTCGGGGTCATACCTTCGTGTTAATTGACTATCCGCCTGGTGGGGGTGCGTTGAGTCAGGCAGAGTTTGAGCGTTCCGGTCGTCGTCCCTACTGGGTCCACCTACACTCCCCCAACGTGATTAACTGGGCGGCTCATTACTACGATGGTCGCTGGTTGCTGGACTACGTTGTGTTGCGGGAAACGGCGACGCTTCCCGATGGAATGTTCCGCGAGAAGGAACAAACCTTCTACCGACTGCTCACACCAGGTAGGGTGGACGTTTTCACGGTGGAAAAGCAGCGGGGGAAGGAAGTTGCAATTCATCATCCCGATCGCTCCGGTGCGGTCGGTCATGTGCTGCCGAACGGGATGATTGATCCCCTGAAAGAGATTCCTCTGGTGTGCATATACGGAGGACTGCGGGAGGGGCTATTCAAAAGCAAACCACCGTTAAAAAGCCTCGCAGATCTGAATCTGACACACTATCGGGTCAAGTCGGATCACCTGCGAAAAGTGCATCTGTGCTGCCTCCCGGTGCCCGAACTGCGGGACGCTACGCGAGGTGACGAGGATCTAACCATCGGACCTAATAGCGTGGTGGTTATCCGCGATCCAAACGGGTCATTCAATTGGAAGGAACCGTTAGCAACCAGCATCGAACAGAGTCGGCGGGAAGTCCTGGATCTGGAAGCTGCAATGGATCTGCTGTCGGCGGCATACCTGCTCAATCCATCCGATCGGCAGGCGGCACTGACAACACAGGCTCAGGTCGTAGAGCTAGAAGGCGATCTACAGTCCTTCTGTGATGATTTGGTGGATGGGTTGAATGAATGCCTGCGGTATCACGCCATATACCTGAAACTGCCGGATGGGGGCAGGATTGAGCTATCGGGTGACATCCTCAAGAATGAGGGAACGGATTCCCAGATGATGATGGCTTATAGCCTGTTGCAGGAGCGGAAGCAAATCAGCCGCGATGATCTGATGTCTATCCTTACGGCTGAGAAGTACATACCCGATGGAGTGATCCTGGGGCGGCAACCGCTTAACGATGACAGCGAATTGCTCAAAACCTTGATAAACCTGGGTTTGCATGATGCCTTACCAAAACGGGATGTGCTGCAACTAATGAAGTTGCATAACTACCTACCTTCGGAATACGACATCGACGCGAGTTTACAACGCACAGGGGAACAATTTAGGTTGACACCCGTGGGCAGGATGGGGTTAACCGTTCAGCCTACAGAGGGTGATCAATTCCTTCCCATCCCCTAGAGTTCTATGCCGGAAATATCAGATGAAGAGTTCCAGCGGTTCCAACAACTGGACACTCAAAACCGCGCTTTGCAGTCGCAAGTTCAGCAATTCCAGGAAACGATCAATTCCTTAACGCCATTGCGGGAGCAGTTGCAACAGGTTTCTACTGAGCGTGATACGTTCCGCGCACAGTATGAAACCTCCCAGTCTGAAAACACCTCCCTGCGGGTTGGGTCTGCCTTCGATCAAGCGCTAACCGCTGCGGGTGTGCTGCCCCAATACCGCGATCGCTTCTCTGACCAGATGGCAAACCTGCGGTGGGAGAATGGCGCGGTAACAACGGCTGACGGTGCATCGTTGCAAGATTTCGCGGCTAACCTGCGTTCCCAATACCCTGCACTCTTCGCGGCTGAGAATAACGCTTCAGGGGCGGGAGTCATCCCCACAGGTCCAACCTCTGCGCCTGCGCCTCGTGTGGTAACGCCCCAAAACGGAATCATTAGTGGAGTTTCGCCCGAATCGGTACTCAAAGGTGAGGTGAAAATCAGCTAATGGCAATTCAAGATCTTTACGGCAAAATTCTCGCAATGGGGGTGCAGTGCATCCGCAAGGCAACCCCTATGCCTGCGCTGATCAACCAGGTTTCCTATGATGACCCCAACTCTCCAAAAGGGCTGGGGGGTAACGTCGAAGTAATCATCCCGCCAGAGTTCACCACCCGCAACGTGGTTCCCGGTTCTACGCCTCCAGCTTCCCAAGCTGCACCCAACCCCACCACCGTCCAGGTGCCTCTCGATAACTGGAAGGAAGTCAACTTCCCGCTAACTACCAGGGACATTGCCCTGATGGAAAACAGTGATTCCTACATCCCGATGTTTCTCGCCAATGCAGCGGCTGCGATCGCGGATGACATTTCCCAATCCATCTTCCAGCAATACCGGGGGGTCTACGGCTTTGTGGGAACCGCTGGGACTACGCCTTTCGCCACATCCCCAGTGGCGGCACAAAACGCGAAAGCTCGGCTAACCCAGCAACGGTGCCCCAAACAGAATCGTGTCCTGGTGCTGGATAGTGATGCCTATGGGAATGCAACGGGTCTGCACGCCTTCAGCAGTGCCCTGAACTATGGCAACCCGGAAGTCATCTTAGAAGGTGAAATCAGGAGAGCTTACGGCTTCCAGTGGTTTGAGGATCTGAACGTCCCCACCCACGTTGCGGGGTCGGCGGCGAACTATGTCACTGCTGCGGCTGCGCCCGGTGCCGTGACTACTACCATCAGTGGGGGAACGGGTAGCTTCAACATAGGGGACATCTTCAGTGTGGCGGGTGATCCGGCTACCTACACGGTGATCAATCATTCCGGCGGCAACCTCTCCTTCATGCCCTCGGTTCGTGTCGCCTGGGCTGCTAACGCTGCCATTACCCGCCGATCGTCCCACGTTGTAAACATGGCATTTCACCCAATGGCTTTCGCCTTCGCTTCCCGCCCGGCTGCGCGGCTAATGCTGCCTGAATTGCAGGGGGGTAAGGTGGTTGCAACTTGGGTAGATGAGCCACCCCCGAATGGCTCCGGCGTAACCCTGCGCCTGGTAATCCAGGATGAATATCATCAGACCGGGTTCTACCTCTCCTGTCTGTGGGGCAGTAAGTTGGTTGATGCTCGGTTAGTAACGAGGGTTGCGGGATGAGCGAGAAAGTTCTGGAAACGATGGCTGTTTTGCATCCAAAGTTGGAATACCAACTGATCAATGTTGAGAACTTCGATCCTTCCATCCATCAGCGTTATGTTCCAACGGTGGCAGCTGGGGAAACGCCCGCATCCGTCCCAACCCCTACGCCTGCGCCTATTACGCGGGAGCAACGGGAAGCTGAGTTACAGGGGATGGAACCGGGGGACATTAAAGCGATCGCTGAAGGGTATGGCATCCCTCGCCCTCGCTCCGGCGGCTGGGCGGCTGCGATTCCTGCCATCTTAGACAGGGAGTTCCCATCTGATGAACCAGGCGAGTAATTTCTGGGAAGTCGTCATCGGCTTACTGCGCGACATCAAAAACGCTGGGGGTGGTGGTGGATTGCCCAAAGCAGCAGGGGCGGGAATTACCTCGGCTACAACTTCCACCACAGGGAGCAATTTTGTTCCCCTCCCTAACGGTGGCTGTAACCAGTTGGAGATTTACAACTACTCCAATGCGGATATCGAATACCGCAGGTTTGGGACAGGTCCAGCCTTCCCGATCGCTGCTAAAGACTCCCGTATGATCGTAGGGGTCAGCAATCCCGCCGATATTTCCATTCGACGGGTTGACCAGAGCAATACCCCGGTTACCGTTGCGGTAGAGGTGTTTCTGTAATGTATAGCCTTACTCGCTCTCGTCGTCCCGGTTGTGGCGTTGGCTCCGGGTCTGGTAGTGGCGTTACCCCCCCCTCCCAACCCTGCGCCATCCTCTATCACTTCGACGGAGAAAATGGGGCAACCAACTTTCTAGACTCCAGCGGCAATGGGCGGAATGCCATTATCGGCGCGGGTTCCCCCGTCATCTCTACCGCACAATCTAAGTTTGGGGGTTCCTCCCTCTATGTGCCGAATAACTCCTTTCTGCTGGCTTCCGGTGTGCCGATCGGGGCGGGTGACTTTACGGTTGAGTTCTGGGCGCGGCTGGATAATGGGTTTGATGATTGGACAGGGTTAGTGGGTCAGGGGCTGGGCTGGAGTTTTAGTGATTGGACGTTTGCTGCCTACGGTGGCAATGTGGCTTGGTGGCGAGATGGTGCGTTTTTTCTGACCAGTACCCAGGCTCCGGCTGCTGGTACCTGGAACCACTATGCTGTATGTCGTCAGAGTCAGCTAACTAAGCTCTACCTGAACGGACAAAACCTGTCCGGTGGGGGGACAAATGTGGCGAGTTCCTTTTCTCTCTTCCTGACGATCGGGGTGGGGGGTACGGGCGGCTACACGAAATATTGCAAGGGTGCTTTCTTTGATGAGTTCCGTGTAACTACTCAGTTTGAAGCACCGGGAAAACAGGATTACCCATAAACAAATTGACCAAAGCATCAAGAACTGGAATTCCTTGTTTTCTCAAGGTAGACAAATAGCCCCGAATGCGGCAAAACATGT